AGTCACTTGGGATGTGTCAAAAGCTGATAGATCTATTTCAATTAAACTTGAACAGCCACTAAACATGGCAAGCATACTAGTAATGCTGTTTATACTAATAACTGATAACTTTTCAAAAGTTTTATTTCTGAAAAGAGAGCTGTATATTGTAAAATCAGTTCCTCCTAATCCTTTTGGCATTACAATATTTGTTGATTCTCCGATATATCTAGTACTTTCGGAATTAGCCGGTCCACTAAAATCGCTATCTTTTGCAATCGTATATTTGACTTTACCAATTGACACCCACTTACCATTTTCTTTAACTTTTAGCCCCATCTTATAAGCCCCCAATCCACAAATCGTTATCAGTGGCATTTGTTGGCTCAACCGTTCCTATCCAGTAAACTGCGACAGCTCCTGCGGGCCTTGCAGTCGAGGCAGTCGATCCATGATTTACGACCGTCATTGCAAGCGTTGGTGCGTTCTTCGTGATAGATTGCTTCACTCTAATCGCAGTCATGTATTTGCTATCATCTGTACCAGCTTCCGCCTCTGCTTGATTAGCTTTTGATGGGTTCTTTTGTGCGCCTGTTTCAATGCCATCAAACTTGACTTTATCTGTTGCCGACATCAGGCCATTTTTAGTTTGAGTGACCGTTTCTGGGTTCTTTTGAGCGCCACTCTCAATGCCATCTAGCTTTGTTTTATCTGTCTTTAACAAGATACCATCACTAGTGGTAGTAACTGGTTGTGTGGCAGTTTCTAGACGATTTAAGTCTTCTGCTTCGACAATATCTCCTGTTTGCCATTGTTTTTTTGCCATCTTAATTACCTACCTTTAATTGATATTTGAAGCGTGTGTCATTAGAAATGGTTACATATAAATTTGATGTGCCTAAAATGTTGTTATCAGCATCTAAAGTTTCAAGCTTCGTAATAGATATGACCGTGTTTGGTACATCGAACTCAATCGTTAATGTATCATTGTCAACTGCTTTAATTACAAACGCGTCAATGACAATATTGCCATTAACTCGTACTTTTTTGACTTCATCGTTATAACAATTAGCAATGTTATTCTTTGCTAAATCAGTAATCATAGTAATTCAACCGCCCTTTCTGCCGTTCTTTGTGCAAATGGTGTAAGTCCAACACGCATAGAGCCTGCACGTGCATAGACCATTTGTGCTATTGTCGCGGACTCTGTAACCGTTATACTTGAGCGATACAAAGGTATGTGGATATACTGCAAGCTTGCCGGTTTAATTGAAAGAATAGTGATATGTCCTTCTTTAAACCACTGCGCATTTTCCGTTGAGCTTTCTAGTGTTATGACTTGATTTTGATAGTCAATTACGAGCGTATATTTATCCTTGCCATAAATACTATTGAGCTTGTTTTTCAAAAAAGCTAAGTTGAATGGTGGCTTATTGTTTAGACGATTAATAACACGCTCACGTCTAAAATTAAGTGACTCGCCACTATTAGCTTTTATTTCGAGCATATTTTCCATCGCAGCAATCGCATCACTATCCATCTGAAGAACGAAACCGTTCTTAAATGTCCTATCAACATTACTTTCGAGTGTGCTAAACAAACCATCTTCCGACTCCAATAACTTGTTCATTTCGACATTTTCAAGGTAGTAGCTTGGCATGTAAATCTTTAAAGATTCGACCATCTCATCACGCTCCTTGAATTGTAACGTTGCCAACTGTCGGCACTTTGTTATCTGTCATGGATTGATGCCACACAATATCATTCGAAGCACCATTTATTAGGACGTTAGAAGCGTTGTTAACGCCATTTGTTTGCAGTACAGCCACTAAAAGTTTTGCGGTATAAATATATGTCGTGTAGTTATAAAGCTCATCATGTGCGCCCCATTCGTCTCTGATAGCGCGTATATAACCGTCGATTGCCTTTCTGACTTCTACTTCAACTGCTGTGTGATCCACACCTGCTGAATAAGTCACATCAATTGAAATATCTAATGGTGTCGCTTCTGGAGTAGCCACAGTTACACGATGACCAATAGGCGATATTCCAGCGCCTTCCGCCTCATTGTCTTCTGGATCAAAATAGTTTTTGACTTGCGTTTGTAAATCTTCTGATGCAGGCAAGCCATCATCATCAACTATCTGCAGTCCGACTGTTCCGCCACCGTCAAAGGCTGGATAGATTTGTACTTCTCCGACTCCTTTGATTTTCAAAGACTCTTCTTGATAAGCTGCAAAGTTGCCAGCAAATGGCTTTTCTGTGACAGCTTGGAAGTATCTTTCACGCAACTCATCATCAGATTCTTGATCACGACCAGAGATATAAACCCCTGACATTGTCGCAGTACCTAAATCGTTGATGTTGTCGACTGGCAACAATGTACCAACATAGCGATTGGCTGACGCTCCGACCGTTTCCGATTCAAGAATGAATGTGCCATCGCTTTGCTTTTCAATAACTTTATAAAATTGCTCATCTTGTCCAACAGTAGAAAAGCGACTAGCAAGTGGCACGTCCATCAAGTTCCCTTCTGCATCTCTAAACTCTGCTACCTTTGTTGCAGTTGTTGCTTGTAACCTTTCTAACCCTTGCTCTGCTACTTTTAAGTCAAGGTATTCACCAATAGCCGACGTTGCGAAAGTGTCTTGTAGCATGTTGTAAAGACCCATATACATCAAGCTTAATTGATAGCATGCAGGTGCTAACGCATCATAGATAATGCTCCCTTCACGTTTATCGATGTCTTCAGGCACACGCTCTAACGCTTGATCAAGTAATTCATCAAACGTGAATTCTTTTAAGTAATCGCCCAAACTCATACTTCTATCACCCCTTCATAATTCAATTGACCATAGACAGTGTTAACTGTGAATAATAGTGTTGCACTGTCTTTTTGGTCCGCAATCTTTTCGAGTTTTAAGTCCGCAATGTCAATCACTCGCTCATCTGCACTGAGCGCTTCTGTCACAATTCGTTCAATTTCCGCATTAACTAAATCGTAATCTTGACCAATTAGCGTTTCGAACTCAATACCGTAATTATCAGAATAGATTGGATAAGCAAAACGCTCTGTATTCAGAATCTTATCAATCGCCTGTGCAACTGCTTCAAGGTCATTTGTATTGCCAGCTATCCGATTATTAAAGACACGATAAGTCTTAGTTGGCTCATCAATGATTTCTTCATCTTCGATCGCATCTTCTAGCAATAAGCCTTCGTCTAACTCTTCTGCCATCTCGTCACACCCTTTCTAGAACATAGTAAACTTGCCCTTTTTGGACTTTTAACATTGCTACTTTATCGCCCACTTGCAAGCCACGCCAAACTAAGCCGCTACCTGAACCGCCACCATCACCAGAACCATTCCCAGTGCCATTTTTGCCGTCAACACTAACAGACACATTCACCCCAACAAAAACATCTACAGAGACGTTTACATTAAGCTGTTTAACCATTCTAGATAGAATTAAATGGCTCCCACCAACTTCAAAACGATTATCAACTTTTATTTTTAAAGGTGATGTAGATATCACGACACCAAATACCAAATCGCTTGATCTACCGATGTTGTTATCCAAATCTTTCAGCCTTTTCGCTAATTTTTCGCCTGCCATTACAGCACCTCAACTTCTAAGTCCATCGTGTGATCTTTACTCAAGTTATGAACGCACTTTTTAATCAACGCTAAACTGCCGTTAGCGATGCCTTCACGCTGCAAAGCCTCAATTTTCAACGTCACGCTATTACCTGCTTGTAAAGGAAAAACACCCACCGCTTTCAATGTGAGTGTTCTAACTTCTTTTGCATTAGCTTTCAGTAAATCATTTGCTTTTTGTTTTAATTGAGCATTGTTGACATCTGAATCTGTCACTTTTTCAACCATCTGTAACTTGCCCCAACGGTCTATTAAGCCTTTATTTGTGGCTGTAAAGACTTGACGTTGTTTTGTTTTACTATCTTCTTTAATGACTTTAACAGCGTTATATGATCCATCTATGCTTGCTTGATAGTCATAATCTGATATCAGTGACTTGTCGCCTAAAATGAGCTTAGTAACGCCTCTGTTCAAGTTAAACAGTTCTAGCGTGCCGAAATTATCACGAATAGCAAAGCGTGCGTTATTATTGTCTCTAACCTCCTGCATTGCTGATTCAAGCATTGAGAAGTAGCTTTCGTTATCCTCAACTTTATCAGCACAGTTGTAGCTGTTTTGATCTAAGACTTTATGCGGTAATCCTTGAAGTTGACATATCTTGTTAAAGCGGTCAGACAAGCGGTTAGCATCAAAAACGATTGTGTCTTTGTTCTGCAAATAACGCAAACTATCATAAGTTTTAATTTGCCATATCTTAGACTTGCTTTTCTTGCGGTCAAACACCTTTCCTCTGAACGATTTTTTGCCATCACAAAGAACTTCGATAATGTCGCCATCACGCAAAAACACAGCCTTATCTTCTTCAATACCAAACTCAAATGTGCCAGCTTGACTATCAAGTCCTGTGGTCCATTTTGGATCACTAACGATGCTTGAAATGTCGTACTTTTGCCGATTTCTGCTACTGATTTCATAAACTTGAAGCTTCATATACGCTTCACGCTCTTTTCATCGACCCAGCCACGCCAACCACCATTTAAAAGTGTGACATGGTAAGGAAACTTACGGCCAGGAGCAATAAAGTTTACTATCCTTGTAGCGTTTTTCTCAACTAATCCTGGACCACTGCCATAACTGTCACGATGCAAACGACCATTACAAATCACTTTGCATCCTTTTGTTATTTTTTTAGTTTGAGGTTTCGGCCTTTTCGCTACTTTCTTTGCTTCCGATACTTTCTTTTTGACGGTAGTCATGTACTTAGCACCATACTCACGATATTGTTTTAATTCTATGGAGTAATAGATGTCTCCGGAAGCGTCATTATAGCTGTATTTGAAGTTTTCAATAGTTGCTAACATATTTACCTTCGTTGTCGTAATCGTTAGCCTAACAAGCTTTCCGGCACTTTGAGCCTTATCCAGCAAATCAACAAACTTATCTTGAGCGACAAATTCATTTGGATAAGCTACTAAGTTACTTGTTTTAGACTTTGGAAAGAATGACTCAATTGAAACTTCTTTCAAACTTTCTGGTCCAATTTGCGTAATTTCGCCAAGCGCTACTACCTCATTACTTGAGTTGTTACTTGATTTATCAATCTCTATCTCTGATGGATTGACTGGCAAGAGATACCTCTTACCATCAATCTGCAAATAAAACTTCATTTTGCACCTCCTAACTCAAATCTGCATCAATCATTTCTTCAATGGCGTTCTCAAACTTCGCAAGTAACGCATCTTCATCGATATCACCATTCTTGTTATCAACGATAATTGAAACTTGTGGCACAACTTTCTTGTTCTCAATCACTACTTTTTGAGATGATGAAGCCTTTAAATCACTGATAGCAGTGTCATCTAAATGAACACTTTCATTCAAATCAGCACTAGCTGCAAACGAATCTGAACCAATATCAGCAAACGGATTTAGTCCAACCGTTAAATTGCTCATCGTACTACTAACCGCATTAGCCATGTTTCTAGCTGCATTGATAGCTGATTTAGTATTATCAACAATACCGACTTTCAAACCTTCTGGAAGCATTTCCCCCATCCAAGTTGTCAACTTAGACGGTGAATGAACATCTAGTGCTTTTTGAATAGTGGCACTCACTCTACTTGCGACACTTTGAGCCGCCGCAATCGCCGCGCCGGATCCTGCTTGGATACCGTTAGCTAAACCTTGCATGGTATAGACGCCAATCATTTGCATCCTAGATGGTAATTGTTGCATTGAAGCAATAATTCTTAGATTTCCTGATTGAACAGCGGAAGTTGCTTGATTCATGCCCATTAATATAGCGGCAGTAAATAAAGCCATCCCTTTTGTTGCAGCTATTGCCATTTGTTGCATATTTGTACTTGTTCCTGTTGCCATTTTAAGTACTGAAGCAACCATCGTTATACTAACCGTTGATATGTTTGTAGCCATTAATGTATAAGCTGCTATAACAGCCGTAGACATAGTTGATGATGTTGATGCAAAAGCAGTCATGCTTCCTTCGACACTTGACATTGAAGAAGCCATTGTTTGAATTGATACACCCACAGCTGTGAGACTTGTTGCAGAAGAAGCAATAATCAATATTGATGATGATAGTTGTTGCATTGAAGCGCCAACTTCAGCAACTTGATCACCGTTTCGCGCAATATCTCCTAATCCTTTACCAACTGCTGCTAATGACGTACCAAGATCAAATACATTCAAACTAACTATTTGACTAATCGCATCAGCCATCTTTTGCATACCTGTACCAGCATTTAAAGCCGAGTTACCTATGCTATCAAAAACGCCAGCTACTGAATCGAGAACACCACTAATTGCGTTTCCTACGCTATCTATAACATTGGTTATACCAGTCGAAACACTATCAGTAATCGAAGTTATACCATCAGCCACAGACGTTATGACTTGGTCTATCGACGACCCAACTTGCTCAATCATATTGGTGCCTTGTTCCATTACTCCAACAATAGCATCTCCGATTGCTGTAACTATTTGAGTAACTCCATCTGCAATTGCTGTAACAAGCCCTGCAAAAGCTCCAATTATGATGGCGATAGCAACTCCAACTGCTATGGCTGTTGTCGCAAATGCTATTCCAATAGCAATAACAAGTGGCGGCATTACTTTTATTGCAGGTGTCGCAATAGCTAAAGCAATTCCAACCATAAGAGCCATAGCACCAAACGCGAGCATTCCGACAGCACCAGCTGTTAAACCAACACCGAACGTTGAAACAACAGCAATTAATGCTCCAATCGCTATAATCATTCCGAAAAATACTGCAACAGCTCCCCAACCAGCTCCCGCTAGGTTTATAGCTGCTTGTGCTAATATCCAAAAACCAGCAGCAGCGAGTAAAATACCTCCACCTATCATAAGAACTGCTGCACCAAGTGCTAACATTTGCCCTACAGATGCTCCTGCGGCCTTACCCATTGCTGTAGTGCCACCCGCGGCTGCTGGTGCTGTTGCTCCTATTGCTGTATTTCCTGTCGCAATACCGATTAATTTAAGTGCCATGCCAGTGGTCCATTTAGCAACGCCCATTAGACCACTCGCAAACGTCGATAAAGCACTGGCCATTTTAGCCCCTTTGTTAACTGCAACTACACCCATCGCAACTTGTGGTAATATGCTGATAACTTTCGCAATCGTATCACTATGGTCTTCAATGAAACCTGCTAAGCCTTTAATTGCATCAGTAATGCCACTTACGAAGTCAGAAAAACTGTCGACACTCTTATCACTACCAAAAGCGCCATTAAGTTCATTCATGCTATCCATAACTGCGCCAATCGCATCACTAACTGGACCTTTGACTTCGTTAAAACCGTCTTTCAAGACATTTAAATACCTCGATGCATTATCTACAAATGAGCTGATGTTATCAGCAGTAAACGCATTGTCAATTAAAGATGTAAAATCTTCAATTGCGCTTCCTACAACTGGAAATATCTCATCGCCAATTCTGATTGCTACTGATTCCAAAGATCCAAAGAACTGTTCAACCTTAGATTTGATATTATTCTGCATGTTGCTAGCCATCTCATCGGCCGCACCATTTGAGTTCTCTAAGGCACTCGTCATTTCACCTAGCGCGTCAGGTCCTTCTTTAATCAGTGACAACATTCCTGATAGCGATTCTTGTCCGTACAAGGTTACTAAAGCATTTTGTTGTTGCTCTGGTGTCAAATTCTTAAACGCACCCTGTAGCATACCTACCTGGTCCTTCAGCGACTTCATGTTGCCCTGTGAGTCGTAGAAAGAAATACCTAAAGCATTCATAGTATCATCCATTGCTTTTGTAGGTTTTGCCAACCTTGACAATGCACCGCGCAAGGTAGTACCGGCTTGAGATCCTTTGATACCATTATCTGACATGATACCAATCGCAGCTGCCGTTTCTTCTAAGCTAATACCCATCGCACTAGCTTGTGGCGCAACATATTTCATAGCTTCACCCATATCGCCGACTTCGGCATTAGTTTTAGCCGCGGACATCGCAAACACATCTGCAACATGACCTGCTTGACTGGCTTCGAGTCCAAAACCGTTTAAGGCTGCCCCTGCGTTCTCTGCCGCCATTGCCACATCTCCACCAGATACAGCTGCTAAATCTAGAACACCGCTCATTGAGTCATAAATTTGTTGAGTGTTAAAACCTGCAGATGCCATAGCCTCCATACCGCCTGCAGCTTCTGTAGCGCTAAAAGCTGTTTTGGCACCTAAATCAATGGCTTGCTCACGCAACTCGGCGAAAGAAACACCGACTTCATCAGATATAGAGTTAACACGTGCCATCTGCTCGTCAAAATTACCTGCCACGTTGTAAACAGCTGCGCCAAGTCCTAAGAGCGCCACAGATCCAACTGCCACACCTTTCTTAACGCCATTGATGATACTATTCGCCATTCCGTCAGTAGCGTTTGCAATGTTGTCCGCCACACCTTTGAAGCTTAAATTAGTATCTGCAGACGAAGCAAAATTCTGCATGCTAAAAATAGTATTATTGATGGCTGAATCAATCTTGCTCAACTTGCTTGAAAAGTTATCGTTCAAACTTAAACTTGTTTCTAAAGTTGCCAATTATGTTTCACCTCATTTCCGTTTTGACTTACTTTTAGCTCTTTGGGCTTCTTTCTTTTCTCGCTCGACCTTGTCATCAATAAAAGCCATAATTAAAGCTTTTTCTCGAATTGGCAAACTAGCAAAAAAAGACGGCAAAATGCCGTGTTCATGATACGCATGTTCTGCATAAATGAATTCACCGCTTTCACCGTCTTTAATTAGTTTTTTGCTTCTTCTTTTACCTCATTGATGTCAACATCAAAGCCTAAGAACTCTTGAATTTGATTACCAAGTTCAGCATATTCACCAGGCAAGAGCATTGCTTTCAGTGTTTCAATAGCACTACCAGGCGTCCCCCAAGAGGTTTGCAATTCTGAATTTTGTAAATCAGGCTCAACGACGCATGATGTCATCAGCTTGGCCACATACTTTTCAGTATCTGTATCAGTTACTCTATTGCCCCCTTTTGCGATGCGTGTTGATGTGCATGATTTACGTAGAACCGCGTTTTCTTTTTCTGAAATAGGTTTAACTACAAAAGGTTCATCAAAGCGATTGCTCACTTTGATTTCCTTGCGTTCTTCTGGTTCTCTAACTTTGCCTTTTAAAAATGATTCAATGTTTGCCATGAATGAATATCTCCTTTTCTATTAACTAACCTGCAGTAGGTGCTTTGAATTTTTCTAAGATGTCTAAATCATCAAACGTGAAGTCGATATCTTGTTCTAATGAATCACTATCAACATCTAGTTGTGCGACTTGAATTTCATCAGGTATAACACCTTTTAGAAGAACAGAAGCACGTCCGATTGTAGAATTAGGATCCTCATTAGTCGTCTTAATTTGAATTTTAGGAATGCGACCAGTTTTCACATAATCAACTGCGATTTGTGCAAACTCTGATGTGATGTTGTAAATAGTGATCGAGCCACTACCACTAGCACCGGTTACCTTGTTTTGTACCATGCGTCTGCCTAAAGATGGTACTTCTGATTTGTTCAACTCAATGCTTGCTTCAATTGATTTCAAGTAGAACAATTCAATGTTTCTACCGTCAATCGTTGCGAAAGCAGTACCTTCTTTACCGTTAATCGTGTCATTTGCGTTTAAAAATGCCATGTTTTATTTCCCCCTTATCTCACGACTACAGTCGCATAAAGTTTTTCCATTGCATCGACTGGTTGAACTGCGACGTTCATTACGACTGCATCTTTTTCGATACCAGCTTCGATATTTAACTCTTCTGGATCAAACGCTTCAATAGCGCCTTGATCTTGTAGAGCGCCAAAGTATGCAATGCGATCAGCTTTGAATAGTTCACGACCATCAACATTATTGTTGACCTTACCAATGTAAAAATCTTCGAAAGTCTTTTTGGTGTTGTTTGCGATGTCATCAAGCACACGAATGACACGATTCTTAGAAAATGCTTTCGATTTTTCAGAACCATAAGTTACTAAGCTGTTAATATCTTGCTCAACAACTGCAGTACCACGCTTTTCAGTGAATACAAATTCGCCTGCTCTTAGCGCTGCGACAATATCAGAATCGACATAGCGAGGACTAACATCAATCGCGCCATCATAAGCTGAGTAAGTTAGCGATTGCGCAACTCCTGCAGCTGCTGTTGCTCCCGCTACCCAACCAGTCGCTTTGACTGCATCGACAATAGAGCCATCTGCCAAAATAACGCCATTTTTAACATTGATGACTGCTTCACTATCCGCTGCATAACCTGCTACAACGATTTGACACTTACGACCTTCTTCATCTCTCAAACGTTTGATAAAGTTTACACCTGCTAACTTAACGGTTTCGTCTGAAACTGGTAGAGCTAATGTGTTAAAGTCGAATAATTGTGCTTTTGCAAAGAAATCCAAATAATCTGCTGCGATTGGATCAGTAGAAGTACCGTTTTCCAATGTTAAAGTAGCAACTGCAGGCTTACCTTCTCCAGCAAAAGATACAAGCTTGTTAGCAACTAAATCTTTGATGTCTTTGACTGATTGTGTATCCTTTTCAATACCGTTCAAGTAAGTTAAGACATGAAAAACAGTATCATCGTTAGGATCAGCTTTAACGACAACACTGATTTTGTTACCGCCAGCGCCTTCGTACAATGCATTAACCGTTAATGCATCACTCGATGCACTAGCTTTAGCACCACTGCCAACACGACCTAAAAGCACCTTAGAAGCACGTTTTAGCGTTTCTTTCAGCACCAATAACTCTGCTTGACCTAAATCACTTGCATAATCGTCTAGATTAGATACTGCAGTGACTTCTTTAATTTCTTTAGGACCATAAGAAATTGCTAGCGGTAGCGCAACGACTCCGCTAAGTCCTTCTGCTGTTCCTGTACCACCATTAGCACGAATGTTGACATATGCGCCTGGTCTTACTTTATTTTGAGATGTAAAATTTCCACCTGCCATTATTTAACTGCCCCTTTCAATGTTTGACTCAATAGTTTCTTAGCTTCTGCAACCGTATATTGCTTGTCTACCACAATTGCTTTTAAAAAATCTTTCTCATTTCGTGTGAACTCATCTGATTTGCAAAGATCATCAATGCCAAATCTAACAGGCTCACTTACTGCGGTCGGTTCAACCACTTTAGGTTCTGTTTTAACGCTCTTTCTTACTGTCACTTATAATTCCTCCTCCTTGCTCTAAAACGTCCATAGAGATGCCAGATTCATCTACAGCAAGACGATATTTTAAATCAAACTGTAGTTGCGCCACGCGTTCAACATCGTTGTATTTTGCCTTACGGTTTAAACAACCAGATGTGAACCGTCCAATTTCAATTGCATCGAATTCCGTTAAAAATTTGTATTGAATCGGCGCGCATTGATCTCGAAACTCTGCTTCACTTTTTTCATTCGGAAAGAATACCAAATAAAAATGCCTTGTCAGTTTTTGATAACCCATCAATTCATCTGCAGTTTCGGTTTCACCTTCATAAATATAAAAACAAGGCTCTTTAAAGCCTTGCTCCACATTATCTGTATAAATGTTTATGTCTTCTCCAAATAATTGAATGAGTTTTGTTGCAATTGATTCTGTCAGATTAATCACTACTCAACACCAAATTTCTTTAAGTACTTGATATAGTCTTTTTTGACAAGTCTCGGTATCTGATTCTCAATTTTTTCTAGTGTTAGCTCTAGCATATGTTCTCCTTCAACCCATTTGGTTTTCTTGCCAAGTCCACGATGACCATCTTCAACGAAAGAAGCGTAATCTTCAGGATTGATAACCTGTATGAAAAATGTCTTGCCACTATATTTAACTTCTGTAACTTCCCAGCTTCTACGCAAATTCCCTCCTGTTTTACCTTGGGAATCACCTTCAAATACTATTAGTTTCTTGTTATTGCGTTCACCTACAGCCCTAAAAATAGTAGTACCATAGTGGCCCTCTGGCGTTTTAGACTTAACCACTCTAAGAGTATTATCGCCAATCAGCTCTAAAGCACCAATTAAGAACTCTTTAGCGTTAGCCTCATAAGCTTGCTTGTGAAAGTTCTTAGCAAATGCTTCAAACTCACTAAAATCAAACGTAGCCGATTTACTCATGCTGTCACCGCTCTTTCGATTGGATAAGCCTTATGAGTGTTGTAGCTTCCAATACCTTCACCAGTCCGCCTATACTCAACTGTTTCGCCATGAACATTAGTTACTTCAAGTTTACTACCTGCTTTAATAACAATATTAGGTGAGACATATAAAGCTAACACAAACGTCTGCTTGGCATTTTCTGATTGGCTAACTTGATTAATCGCGGACTTAGTAGAAATGCGACATGGCACATCTGAGGCAACTACAGAATCAACAAATTTAGTAATGCCATTAACTTTCTTTTCGACTTTTTCGATGATTGAAAGTTTAGAATCATAGAGCTTTTCAAACTCTTCTTTTGCCCACTCACACATACACATCACGCTAACTTTCTAAAAGAGTTTAGTTGATTACTGTAAAGTCGAATAAAAGCAGGATTAGCTTTGCGTGCAGTTATCTTCTCAATAGCTGTTGCACGAGTAATCTGCATATCGCCTTCTTTAATCGACTTCACATCATCGCCAGTGCTTGAATCAGCTAATAGGCCACCTTCATTTAGTAAATCCAGCGACATATTGACAGCTACTTCAATCAACCGATAAGGAAACTCATCTTCTTCTAAATGACAGTAGTTGAGAATGGCATTAATAGCAGATATAGCACTGAAATCTAGCAAAGTATCTTGCGTAGCGTCTTCGATACCACGCAATTCTTTAATTTTTTCAATCACTACATTTTTAACTTCATCAATTGCTGCCATTTAAACCACTCCTTACGCTTTAGAAATTAGAGAAACGATACCGATTTGCTTATCTTCATAAACTTTAGTCCAGTTTGCAGGATTAGCCAAATCAACATTTGTTGGTGTGATATTGCCATCTTCACGAGTGCTATCATTCCATTTAACGCCGTACGGATGCATGGTTAATGCCCAACGAGTAAAGATTCTGTCGTTACCTTTAGCAGAATCACGATCAGTTTCAAACGTCGTTAATTGTGACGGATTACCACTATTACGGCCAAACGAACCACCGCGCAACAAGTATGTTTGATAAGAGGTGCTTGCTCCTGTGCCAAATGTTGGTACGCCGTCATCAACCACAATGCGATATCCCATGAACGCTTGAAAAACAATTTCCCCACGCGAGTTCGGAATGTTTTCAATCAAGTTTTGTTTTTGCAATGATGTTTTGATAGCTGAATGCATTACAATCACGCTAAGTTGTTCAGAGGCATCTCCTAACAATTGTTTTGTATCAAGTATCAATTCAGCATTAATGCTTGAAGTTTTCTTGCTATTCAAGTGTGTAGCGTTTAAAGGACCAGCAATCGCATCTTCTGCAGCACCTTTTTCTGCAAAAAGACCATTTAAGACCGCAATAAGAGCTTGTTGTTCTCTGCGAAGTCTGTATGCTCCTAATTTAGCCATTAAAGCATCCATCGGCTTATCTCCAGCAATAACGCCAGCCAGTTCATTAACAGCCCAACCACGTCCGCGATATAAAACAGCGGCTTGATCTAAGCTAGATGTTATTTTTCCAGTTGTTAAGGCTTTATCACCATCGCCTAAAACTTCGTCATCACCTGTTAGATCATTCCAAAAAGGCATATGGACTAACAGTCCACCTGCTGTGATGTTTTTAGAAACGCGTTCGTCTGCTACCGCAACACCTGATTGAATAAATGCAGATTTTTCTGCAGTAAAGTTGTTCATGTATTGGTTGTAAATTTCTGGTGTAACGACATCGATTAATTTTGTAATATTATCTGCCATAATGTTTTACTACTCCTTTTCTTTTTCCTTTTTTTGTTTGAGATATTCAGTCAAATTACCTTCTTTGATAGCTTTGTCTAGGTCTAAATCCGTATTAGGTGATTGACCACCTGCAGGACTATAGCTAGATTTTGAACCAAACAAATAGGCGTCTGACTTAACTAATCCGTCCAATTGTTCTTTAAGTCCTGTGAGTTTGCCGTCTTCTAATTTGACGACTTCCACATCAATCAGTGCCATGACTGATTTCTTGTTCTTTGGATTGTAGCTAGTAACGAGTGAGTCAATAGCTGACTGACGCTTAACCTTAGCAACTTCTGCATCAATTGCCGCTTGTCCGGACGTTTTGAGCTTGTCATAGTCTGAGTTGATTTGATCATACTTAGGTTTCAACTCGTCATACTTAACCGCTTTAGCTTGAGCTGCTTTCAATGCTTCTGAATTACCATCAGCTGTTTGCTTATAGTTATCACGCTCTGCTTCAACCGTTGCTAATCTAGTATTAAATTTCGTTTGGTCTGCACCGTGTAAAGCCATTACCTTCTTAGCAACTTCCTCATCAATACCTAAAGCCAATAAATCTTCTTTTTTCATTTCAGTTCCTCCTAAGTGTTTTTAGAGTGGCAACTCCCACTATGAGCCGTCTTTTTGAGACATCCGAGCAGGTCTAAAATTGTGCAAAATAAAAAGCCATCGACTGGATGACTTAATCCTTCATGTAATCGACAATGTCTGCCTGAGCTATTGTCAGCATTCCTAATGCTTCTGTGCTACCTTCCCAACTAAAAGCTGTTTCTATCACACCATCTTTGTGTTTCGAGACTACTACAACTGTTTCAATATCACTATATTGTTTTAACTTGTTTGATAAAATGTCTTTAACGGTCATACCGCGTTCTTTTTTTTGCTTTGTTTCCTGGAAATCAACTGGTTCTTGGTCCATATTTACCTCCTAATTTTGTGTACAAAAATAGCACTCAATCAATTTTCATGACTGGGTGCTATTCTTCGGATAATTTATCAATTACTTTTTCGATTTTCAATCCCTCGCCTTTGATTTCATCATCAATTGCAAAAGACATCATGGCATCTTCTAAATCCTCTATCAGTTTATCGTAATCATCGTCGTTATACTTAGTTTTGACTGATACAAACTTAGAAATATATTCAATTTCTTCTTTTTTTAATACATTGCTTAAAATCATTCGCATCATTCCTCCTTAGTATATTTACGAACTGTACGACTGCCAGTTTTATGAGCTGTTATTATTGTTCCATTTTCCGGATTTACAGCTACTGAAACACTTCTACCAACATATTTTCTTGATATTCCACTGTCTTGAACTTTATCGGGTCTAATGTAAATTGGATTCGTTAACGCCTCTTTTATCTCATTCGGCTTGATGCTTCTCTCTACAGTTCTTTGCACCAAATGCTGACTCGTTCTGCTTATGGTAATTCCATCACTAGTTTTCATACCAATTATAGCATCATTAGCTATATTATGTTGCTTTTTCTTCCACTCATCAAATGTCTTGCTATCAACCAATGCACCTTTTCCAGTCTCTGGATCACGCGCCCAACGTTCTGTTATTTCCAGTCCATCAAGATGTGGTACGGTGGTGCAACGACAATTACTACTAATATAACCATTTATGGTGTATAATGTTGATTGAGAGGAGATGTCATAAACGTGACCACTATAATGAAAAACCTTGATATCAACGACATCATCACAAGATACAATTCCGGTCAATCTATCACACAGATCGCGAATGTCTTTAACGTTTCTAGAAAACCAATCACTAAAATTATTAAAGAAAATGGAATTAGTATTAGAAATCCTAATGCTAAAAAGTCTATTCCAGTTAGAAAGATCATTTCTCTTTACGAATCCGGCATGAGCGTTAACGCTTTGGCTAAAAAGTTTGGCGTTTCTAGGACAGTTATCAAACGTCGCCTTGAACAATCTAGCGTTGTAATGAGAGGGCAAACGCTTGCTAATCAAATCATGATGGCTAAGAGAACCAAGCAAGAGAATATCCGCAATTCGAGCGCCGCTCATGATGCCATCAGAGGCAAGCCCAAATCCCGCCAAACACTTCTTAAAAAAGCTAACACTGTTCAAAAAAGAGCTCTTTTCAGAAGTCGAGACGAGATTCTCATTTCCGATGAGCTGAGCAAACGAGGAATCCCATTTGTCCCTCAAAAAGCTATTGATATTTATAATATCGATATTGCTGTTTTCGATAACATCGCCCTTGAAGTCTACGGAGGTGGCTGGCATGGAACTGGGAGACACAAATCCAGATTTGAGAAGCGCAGTAAAAAGATTTTCGACAGTGGGTTTACTATCGTCGTTTGTTGGACTGGCGATAAATCTGGACGTGAATTCCTTCCATCTAGAATAGTTGATTATCTTGTCGCCCTTAATAATATCCTTCGCTCTGACCCAACCTCTAGATGTAAGCATTATGTGATTGGGAGTGACGCTAATCCCATCGGTTTGGGAAGTAGCAATCTCAATTACATCACCTGAATAAAAACTTCTAGTCATGGCTTCTGCATCAGGAGCTATGACTATATTGTTTGGTAACACACAATTTGGATGTGGTGACGGTGGTCTTGGCGCTAATGGATCATCTACTCTAAAAGATTGTCCGTCCAAGTCAGCGCAGATAGGACACGTGTGTATTTCGAATGTCGCCATCCAATCATACTTCTCTATACCAGTTCGCCGATAGGCTTCTTGTGCTGCTTCATCTGCAATGTGAGCTGATTCGGTATTAATCAGCGTGTACATGCGGTTAGTTGCAACGTTATCAGTATATCTCTTGAACTCTTTAACTGTCCTATCTATTGACCAACCTGTTACAGTAGCTTGTGCCATAACTTTTTCAAGTTGTTGCGGTAGTAATTGCGTTTGATTCTTCCAAATCCGCTTACTAAAATCACTGCCTAGCCAGTCTTTAGATAAAACTTTTTGCAGTCTAGCTTCGCTAAATGTACTAAACGTTAAAGTAACATTACCTCTATCTGTCAATTCATAGATATTACGCAAGTAGGTGTCTTTGTAAGTGTCTTTTAAATGCTGCGCTAGCTCATCTGTTTCGTTGAATGATGATTCAGCTGTCAGCATGTTTAACTGTGCTTGCAAGGCATCCAGACGCGTTACGCGAGTGGTGTAATAGATCTTGTTGAGTTCTACATCATGGCCACCTTCAAGTGCTTTTTGCCTAAACTCTTCAAGCGACATCTTCAGCTCACTACGTTGTTGTTTTGAGATGAGCTTGCTAGCTTCTTTCATTGAGATTTTATCTTCATCAGCATAACGCTTAATAAAGATGTCTAACTCTTTGTTTAAGCTATCAGAAAGCTCTTTCTGACGTTTTTCAAAACCTTTGATGTAATTATCAGTGCGCTCTATGTTATGCTTCTGAATGCGTAAGAATCGCTTTTGGAAGTAGTTGAGTTTATCCTTGCTTAGTTCATTCTTCTTCGCCATCTAGATCAACAACCTCTTCGGCTTTGTAGTCGTTCTTCATACGACCTGCATCGTCATCTTCTTTATCCAACAGATCGATTTCATCTTCCCAGTTGTCAACGATTGGATTAGCTTTAGCGATGTTTTCACGACTCGTAACAGAAGCAAGGCTTGCGACTATTTCAGCTTGTTCTTTATCGTTGTTGATTGATGATCTGGTCCACGTTTGCTTGATTTGGACCTTTCCAATCAGGCTTTCTTTATTGAGGTATACGAGAATAAATTCAATAAGTTTCGCAAAACCTAATCTAAATTCTGTTTCAATATCGCCTGCTTTGAGTTCCAACAATGAATACAAATACTTCAACGCCTCACCAGAATTGTTATTACCTAACTCTTTCTGTGGATCAACACCTTGCCCGCTCACAAAGATTTGATTATGCGTGATATCAAGTATCTTGTTTCGTGCTTCAATTGGAATGTCAATTGCTAGCGTATCAACGCCGCTCTTGTCCTCACCATTACTATCAACTTTGATGGTCTTATATTGCTTCAAGTCGTTGATGAACTTCTGCTTATCTTCGCCACCATAGTTAGTTAATACAAATATGATTTCTTGCACATCATCTACATCATTAACAAAACCACTAAACACACGATCATAAACATCAATCAAAGCCTTTGTTTTCTTTAAATCGCCTGTCTTTAGTTCGTTATTTGGAAATGGTATGAACGGTATCCGTCCAGGAAAAGAATGGTTAAATCTATTAGTTTCCACTTGCGTATTAGCAAAGTAAAGTGGAATGGTGTTGTACTCTTCTAAGCTATCTAAATCATCTGCGACATACTTTTCTGTACGATAAACGGAACATTCTGTGTCGTTCCAATATTCTGTCACATTGAACACATTGCCGTCATCGTCAATATCTTCATACGTTCTAAAGATACCTTTCAAGTTTTGTTCTAACGATTTATCCCAAACTGGCACAATTTGTCTCGAATCAACAATTGCATATTTAAATGCTTTGGTTTCTTCATCTATCCAAACGTGAAGCCACGAGATGCCAAAATTTGAAGCCTTCTTACACAGGTTCTTAGCGATATTAGGATACTTGTCGCCTAAGATTGTGACAATTTCTTGGTTTAACTGCTCTGTTTCATTGTTATCTTTGCCATTTGCTAGGTCCACATCAAACTGTGGTGGATAGGTAAAACCATACGCCGCTTTTTGGTCCACTAATAGCTGGTGCCAGTTATGACTTATTCTATTATCGGCATTTCTAAGTGGATTAGTCTCTTTATCTTTGTCATCTGCATTCTTATCACCAACACGCTTATTTCTCAGAATGTCATTCTCGTTGCGATAATACAAATCTGCGATATTCATGTCACTATTACGCTTTGAAACGTTAATGAATGACCGCTGTATTAATTTCTTGATAGCTTCTATTTCCAAACAGATACACCTCCTACTGGTTTTCTGATGATCGTGTAACAGAAGTATCTGACTGCGTCCATCGCATGATCTTCTACTTTCACTGGCTTGTCTTCGCCACGATCTGTTGCCTTTTTATCCCAAATATATCCGCTAAACTCTTTTAGTGTGTTGACACATGAAGCGTTAAACTTAATCTTGCCTTCGTTCAATAACGTGCCAACAAAACGAATTCCGTCAAGAACATCATTGTTTGCCTTACGAATGCTATAACCTCTTTGCTTTAATACTGCAATGAACGATGCTGCAGATGGATCAACGATAATTTTTTTGACTTTGATACCTTTAGTGAAGTTATCTAGCTCATCTGCAAACTCTTTATCAGTCTTTTGCTTCTTATTATCACGTCCAGAATAATAGAACTCTTTAACGCAGTACCAAATGCCATTTTTATCTTTCTGCCACAATAAAAAAACGGTCGCATTTTGCGTACCGTAGTCAATACTGATATATATTTCATTCGTTAAAAAGTTTATAACGCTATCGTATACGTGCTTAGCACTATCGAACATGTCATAGATGATACCTTCTGCAACTGTCCACAAACCTAAGATATAACGCTTGTAGAACACACCTGAGTACATCTTACGATATCGCTCTTTGATGGCTTCTGACAAACTCAAATTATCATCCATCGTAAAGTGAAGATAAATTAAATTCTTTTCAATAGCTTTATCTATCCAATTCACTTTGAACCAGTGATATGGGCCATCTGGGTTACAGTTGAACCAAAACTTACTGCCTTCAACTGAACAACGTCCAGTTGCTTGATTCACAAATGATTCTGGCATCAAGGCTACTTCATCAAAGAACATACCAGCTAGCGTAATACCTTGAATCAGATCTTGACTCCGCTCATCTTTACCGCCAAAAATGTAAAAGTAATTGATAATACCATTCTTAGTGATTTCAACCATGTTATCAGCACGATGATCTTTAACTTTATATCCTCGTGACCAAAGCATTAACTTAAGCCAAAATAAAACGTTTCGCCTAAAAGAACCAATCGTTTTACCAGCCATACCCAAGTTCTGATTTCTAAAAGTTGTCATCGCCCATATAACGTATGAAAGGCTCATGCAAAGCGTTTTACCACTTCTTATAGCTCCATCTGCGATAATGCCATCTTTGCCATTAACAGCGCTTTTGTATGTCCACCAGGTTAGTACCTGCTTTTGTTTTCTGCTGAAAGGCTTAAACTTAAACACTACTCGTTTTGTTCGTCTGGCCATAGTTCACCGCCCTCACTTTCAAGAGCGCTTAAGAAACCATCGTCTTGATCGTCATCTTCGACATCATCTTCATGAGCTTTCGCTTCAAGTATCTTGATTTTCGATTTCATTGTTTCAAGTTTCAAACGTCTTTCATCTTTCTCGTCAGCTAAAGAAACGAATTGCTTAATCAAATTCATCAATGTTCCCATCGCTCTTGATTGAGCCTGCAAGAAAGTAGCTTGCTTATCAAGCGCCATGTGCCACTCTCTTTGTTCAGAAGTTTTGGCAGGTTCATTAGTTTTTGGATCAACCAACATCGGATTAATGTCAACACGAGTAATGTTTGATGTATTGTCAAATTCATCTCGCACATTCATAATGCTCTGTGAACGTATAATAGCCGTATACTGAATCATGATGTTGTTCCAAATAATATCAGCAGGATCACTAGTAAACAGCTCTAACATAATGTTCTGCGTTTCTTGTGGTAACCATTTGGCAAACAGTCCGTGACTCACTGCGTTTTTATTATTCGGTGGTGCGTTTCCTCCTGAATTGCCTTTAGCATTCTGATTATTACGCTGTCCACCTGGCTTATCTGTCGCGTTGCGTTGTGTTGCAACGTTATCGTTATCTGTTGCGCCACGTGTTGCGTTGCGTTTCCAACCCTCACGATTCTTTCGACTTCGTAGCGTTGATGGCTTGATACCGTATTTATCCGCTAAAGCCTTTGCAGTTATATCAGTTTCCTCAAATTCTTTGCGAATCTTATTCCAATCTATCAAGACACTTCCACCACCTCGCCAATCGTGTTTGTTTTGTAGTTGCTTGCATAATAAAAAGCCTACTCTTACGAGTAAGCTAAGTCATCAATCATGAAGAAGAAATATTAGTTGTTTTTGTCGCATGATCAACGACTAACAGCCAGACCAGGACTTGAACCTAGAATAATGAGTTTGGAGCTCATTGTGTTGCCATTACACTATCTGGCAATAGATTGAGGTTAGCAGGCGGAGTAAGATCGGAAAAACCATAGTCAATTATTATATTCAGTTGTACCTGCTAACCTCACATTACAATTATCGTACTTTTTGCACTTTTTTTCATATCGTTTTTATCTTGCGTTCGTCTTGCATACATCTCGCTTACATCTCGTTTTTTGGCTTCATGTAGACTTCACAGTCAAAAGCTAGTGCAAATGATTCTAGTGATTCACGTTTCTTAAGACTGACACGAGAGTAGCTGCAGTTCATTACCTGTGTTAACTCATCATTATCGTAATGCTGAAATAACCAGTAATAGAGTAATTTGCGCTGTTCGGCATTAATACAGTTGAATTTCGTATTAAATGCCTCGATATACTGCTGATATGGCTTATAATCTTCTACATTAAAGATAGCCGCTGCTTCAGTTGACGAGTGAAATTGATTGTTAGGTTCCATCGGTTCAGCACTGTAGGAAGGTGTAATTTTTGGAGTTCCCTTGCAACCCAATTTCATCATGGCCAACTCGTATTTCCGTATCTCTTTGAAAACTTTGCGTCTTGTTTTAAAAAAATCTAGTTCTGGTATCTCGAATAAGGACAAGCGCTTCACCCTCTCAAATGCTTTATGCTATAATCTCCTTAGTGGTCCAACACTGGATAGGTAGCATTCGTAAGGGTGCTACTTTTTTTAATTGCATTGTTCTTTAGTTTCATCTGCTAGATGTTTCTGCCAGCGGTCAATGTCATCGTCATTAAATAATCTGCCTAATATGCGCTTGGCTTTATCAACCTTTTTCTTACAGTAAGAGAGTTTTTCTTTCTTTTGTTCCAGTTGTATTTTAAGATGCTGATTTTCTCGTTTTAGGATTGCAATTTGTCTTTGATATTCTAGTTCTAGTTCACTCATCTCGTCACCTTCCTCAGCTTAGTCACTCGTTCGTAAACTTCTCCATCTAATTCCTTAGCTAAGCTATCTGCTGCCTTGTAATCTACTAAAACAGTTGCCTTCTCATCGTCAATTACAGTGTTTATATTAGTAATTTCCCCACGATTAAAATCAAACTTCAGGAAAGAATCACCTATTTTCACTATGTACTTCTTTATTTCGTCCAAATGCCTCACCTCAATGTCTTTCAACAAAATCTACAATTTTTAAAAAGGTAGATCCTCTTCTGATATGTCTGCCACATAATCATCACTTAACGCGCTAGATTGCCTTGTGTACGCATTTTGCGATTCGCCTGCATAATTAACTGATTGATTGCTAGAAGTTGCAGTGCCTGCATTATTTTGATTATTTCGGCTATCTAGCAAGGTAAACTTATTAACATTTACTTCAGTCACATATATCCGTTGTCCTTGTTGGTTTTCATAGTTTCTTGTTTCTAGTGTTCCCTCAATACCGACTAATGAGCCTTTATGCGTATATTTTTCAAAGTTCTCTGCTGTCTTTCGCCACAATATCAAGTTGATCCAATCTGTTTCTCGTTCCCCTTGGCCGTTTGTAAAAGATCTAGGCACTCCAAGTGAAGCATTCGCAACCGATGTTCCATTTGCAGTTGCTCGTAGGTCCACATCTTTTCCCAAACGTCCTACTAAAACTACGTTATTTATCATTATTTGCCTTCTCGTCCTCTCTTAAATCGTTAATGTCTACTCCCAATGCATCTGCAATTCTAAATGCCTTTTGAAGCAGAATATCCTCTTGTTCTCCGCTTATTAGCCTATAAATTGTCGAATGGTCAATTCCAGTCTTTTTTGACAACTTATATGGAGTAATTCCATTTTTTAATACCAATTTTTTTAGTTTGTTCACACTACCACCCCTATATATAGTGTTCTTTAATATTATCTACACATTATATTGTGTTTCATAACTCATACGTGGTATAATTCACATAGATTCCACTGTTTAAAACTAACTGTTGGAAGTACATTCAACCATATAAATACGAATCAAATTCTTAAACGAAAGGAGGAAGTACTATGGCTAAGAATGGTCCTAAAGGTGGCGGACGCAAAGGCGCAGTTAAGGGAAGAGTTCAGTACAAAAATCCTAAAACTGGTTTATCAGTAAAAGTTAATAGAGCAACAGGAAAATTTATGGATGTAAAAACTTCTGGCGGGAAGTTTAAAGGTGTTACTCAAAAGTAACGGTTATTCAATAGATAGACCTTTTGTAACGGGCTAGTTTTGAACTAGCTCGTTTTTGTATGCTATATCTCCCTTATCACCAACGGATAGAACTTGTGCTCAAACCACTTTCTTTTGATTATGTAATCCTTGGTCCTGAACCCTTTCGTATCTTCTACAATGGTTATCCCATTCTGTTTGTAAACAAAATCAGCAACGTATTTGATACGTCTAACCGTTTCTCCATTGCCATTTTTACAGGTCTCTTGAAGAACGAATGGCTTCTGCAGTTCCAGGTCTGTGATCATGCCTGCATGGAGCATCATCTTTAATTCCTGATAACGTCTAGCCTCTCGTTTGCTATCAAACTTGTGATCATCGATCACGAGTTTTTTATTGCCGTATTTATTCTTAGACGCTAAAGAAATGGCTTTGATTGCTGTAGGGTCTTTAAATTTAGCACGATCATAATGCCTCCCGGTGTTATCAATCATGGTCTTCCCTCCTTCAGCTTATTCAGATTAGCAATGCGCTTTTTTAGGCTCTCAGCCTGTTCGCTATCAACCCCATTAAGTTCTTCTGAAGGATTGTCCTCTTGACTTGAAACATCACTGTAAAGACTGTCATAGTCCTCTTTTGCCCAATCTGGCATCGGTTCAACTCTGCCTTGCTTTTTGCCTTGAAATGAACTGTTAGACATTCTATTCTCGAATTGAACTTGCTCCGCTTTGGCATCTTCGATGGTCTTTATACCATTCTTGATCCAACTACGAATAATGCCAACCGCATAGCGATAACCTTTTTTGTCTAGGCTTGAACGTTTCATGGCTTCAATCACCATATCTTCACCCACCTGCTCAACCCAGTGTTCAAGATCCTCAGAAATCATTGGAGACAACACTCCAAATTCTTCTTGGTATATGTCATAAGGCTTTGTGGATTTATTTGCAGGCGCAGGAGGTGCTTTAGGAGCGTCAGCTCCATTACTCTTATTCTCCTTCTCCTTCTTGTTCTTATTATTATTCTTGTTCTTATTCTTATTCTTATTCTTATTGTATGCATAGGGTATGGGTACCGTATCTATACCGTCTGTATAGGGTATCGATACCGTATCATCTGCATTCAATTTAGTTTTGATAGGGTATCCCAACCCCTGACAAGTCATGATGACTTCTGATTCAAATTCACTTGTCTTTATTTCGAGTAATTCTTTATCAACAGACATTGCTGTTTTTTCTGACTTTAGATGTCCCTGGTACTTTAACCAGTTGATTACCAGGACTTCTTTGTTCTGGACATCATATTTAATTTTGTGGTCCTTGATAAGTTGATTAATATACTGTTTAACCTGCTCAATGGTTAATCCTGTGTCCCATGCCGCTTTCTTAACCGTTAGCTCAAAAACGCCACATATCGATGTTTTGCTGTTAGTTAGAACATATAAGTAGAAAAGCTTTCCCAAGGGGTCTAACTCCTCTATATAAGCATCTTCCCAAAATGTCGTATGGATCTGTCTGAATATCGCCACTATCTCACCACCCATCAAAGCAAAGGAGAATTAATCTCCTAAGCCCTTAAATAATTCAGTTTGATCCTTTTCAACATTTTCAGTCTTACTAGAATTTGGTTCGATGATTTCACCATCTTCGTTAACTTCAATATCAGTTGAATCATCTTGTTCGTCATCTTCAACAGGATCTGCAAACTTAATTTCTCCTGTGTTAGTATCAATTTCCTGTACTGATTCATCTGTAATTTGAGCGGTTTGCATTTGGATGGATAAGATACCCCACTTACTTAAAAGGTTTCTCAGAACGGTTTTCTTGGCCATAGCATCGTAATCAGAACGCCATACACCAGATAGCGCCTTTGCATCTTTCCCTTTGTTGTTTCTAATGCGATGTGCCTCAATTTCATCCTTAGTCCAATAAGTTGTCTTTTCAAAACCATTCACGAGTTTGAAGTAACCAACATAGCCGATCACTTTGTCACTAACCTTGCCTTCAGGATCAAACTCAATTTCTTCAGTTAACTTGTTCCAGCTCTTAAGTTCTCCCTCATATACTTCTATGACATTCAATGCTTTATATTGGCCACTACGTTGTGCTAATTGAATATAGCCTTTATAACCCAGAACAAACTGTGCGACTTGTCTGTAACCCTTATTCTTGTCTTTAAATGGTACTAAATAGGCATAACCTAAGTTCTTGTCTAAAGGCAGGTCTAACGTTGCTGCGGTCATAGCACCTGTAATGATGCTCATTGGCTCAGATTCACTCAGATAGGAATCATTATTCACTAGTGATAAAACACTGGCTGTAAAGCCTTGTGAGCGATCTTTAAGGACCTCTTCAAATTTATGTTTGATGGTGTCACTTTTTAGTAGGGCCTTTAGACCATATTCGTTTGGATTAGTCTTTGCTGGAGCATTTTGCATTTGTTGCTTTAAAGATGTATTAGTTGCCATTTTTATTTCAATCCTTTCACTGTCATTGTTTTATACGATGTTGTTTTAACGACTTGGTCATAAATATCAGGAAATTCACTCTTCAATTTCTTACTATCAACACCAACACGATTTCGAAGATCATAAGTAACCTTCCAAGTTGGACTGTTGCCATAGGTGGCTTTTCGGCTTCCTAGATAGTCTTTGATGCGGTTTTCTTTCTCCTTGATTGATTTATCCAAGAGCTTTTTGTCCTCCTTTATTTCCATCAGTTCATCAATCAAGCGAACCGTTCTGACGTCAAGCTCTGTAGCACTTTCTTGGTAATCGTCTGCATACATCTTTGAGATAAATGCTGTTGAGGCATCTGATCCATCAATCACTGGAGGAATACCCTTAACAACATGTTCTTCCCAAAACTTAACGGCTTTGGCTTGATATATTTCAATCAGCTCATCATCACGTTCAATCTTTTTATAAACAAAGTTTGTATTGCCTATCAGAACAGCAATATAAGCCACGTCATAATCTAATACATTCAAGTAATGCTGTACCTGCAAGAGGTAACTAACTGGGACTTCATCGTCTGTCCATTCGTCTTTGTTAAAGACTGAGGTCGTTTTGCATTCTAGTAAGGCTTTTTGACCAATTATCTTGCGGTCAATATTGGCCAATAAGAACGGAAATTCTTTGTGGTAGTGTGTTTTATTATCCCGTTGAACTTTTAGACCACTCTCACGTTCAAATAATCGTGCAACTGTCTCTTCAAGCTCATTACCAACAATGATTGGAATGTGATCCGAAATATCATCCGGTTCAACTTGTCCTGTCTTTTCTGCCCACAATTGGAATGGAGACTTCCAATGGTTTAAACCTAAAACTGATCCAATATCTGAACCGCCTAAACCTTTTGAACGTAACGCTAACCACTCTTTCTCGTTAGCTGCAATATCGTATTGAGTCATGTTTTGTCCTCCTCTAGCTCGGGAATATCAGAATCGTAAGATTCATCAGCTTTTTCCGCTTCCCACTCTTCTCTTTGTTCACGTTTCTCTGATTCTGCTTCCATGTGTTCCCACTCTCGCAAAAACATTAAATTTCCATCATATGGGCCTGTCATACGATCTTCCTTTCTGGTAAAATACAGATGTAACATTTTTACAAAGCCTTGTATTATTAGTCTGCTGTGGTGAGCAGGCTTTTTTTGTTGTTTGAAAATCTCAAAATACGATTCACATCTTTAAGATGCTCTCTATCTCCAGTTTTTATATACATCGCAACACTAATGTTAACTTGCCTTAATACTTCTTGCTTCGTCACTCAATCACCCCCTATAAGCTGGCATAGCTTCCAACACCTAAAACAATCAAAGAAATGATCAATACCCAGATAAAAACGACTGTCCAGAATATTTTGCTTGCTACTCTTTTTCCTTTAACCCATTCATCATTTCGCATGATTTCCACTCCAGTTAGTGTTGAAAACTGTTTTTGGATGATAGTTGCTATTCCAATCGTTCATGTTTTCCAATCTCTCTTGGGCTTCCTCATACCTTTGTTTTTCAACTGAATCAAGCTCTCCAGGGCGCACAACCAATACCAGCAGTAAAGCTATTAAGCTGAAAGTAAGAATAGCTAGCTTCCCTTTTTCAGTCATATCAGCACCTTCTCTGGATTATTTTCAATCCATTGTTGGACTGGTCTTTTTAGAAACTTCCAAGGTTGCCCCAAGTTTTTAGGATATTTAACAAACGCTTCGAGTTCTTCTCGATATGGATATAGAATTTTTGCTTTGACTGTCGTTGGGTTCTTTTGATCTATTTGATTCATGAACCATTTCATGCTTTCTACTTTTCCAAGATCATCTTCTCGATTAATTAACTCATCATAAGTTTTACGAGAGATCAAAACGACATTTGAAAGATTTAATGCCTCAACTTCCTCCATGACTTATCCCTCCCTAATTAATAATTCTTGATGTAACCATCTCTAGTCCACTGAACCTTTCGCGCTTCTCGGCTTTTTAGCGTTGTCGTTCCTAACTTGTTAGCAATAGTAATCAGCAAGCTAAGTTCAACAAGAACCTCATCTTCGAACTCATTTCGATAGTCATCCAAAATGGCACGATCTGAATCAGTTAACTTTCCGTCTCTTTTTGTCATGAGATAAATAGCTCTGTCTTTCAAGGCCATCCGTTCGCTCTGCTCTTTGTCACTGATCACTTGCAATGCTACCGAACTAGATTCAAAGCCATCTCCGCTAAAATATGGAAGTCCTCCAAGTATTTCACTAGCTAACTCAGCCCTGTATTGATCATCACCAACCGTTCTTGAGATTGTCATTCCAATATCAAGTGGAACATTTCCTCCATTGCAATAGCCATTCATTGACTGCTTACTGATATGCGCCGCTTCTGCTAAATCTTTTTGCTTTATCCCCCTTCTTTCCGAAAGAGAATTAAACAATCTGCCTATTTTGTTCATTTTCCTTTGCTCCTTTAACTTTTTAATATAAGTTTTGATATAATCACCTCAAAGGAGATGTAATTTATGAAACTGAATGTTGATTGTGTCAGAGATTTGCTAATATCGTGTGAGGAGTTGCCTTATGATTCTCATCCGACATTAGATTATTTTTTTGGTAGTGATGTTTTACCAAACTACTCTAAAGAAGATATTAGCTACTCCATGGAAAAACTTGTTGAAGCAGGTTTTATTGAATTTAAAGTAATTAGAAGTTTAGGTGGTCCCTCATTTGATGGAATTTTCCTAAACATATCTTGGAAAGGACACGAGCTTTTAGATACGATTAGAAGTGAAACGGTTTGGAATAAAACTAAGGATAAGATCTCTAACACCGTTGGATCAGCTTCTATACAGATAATAGGTGCTGTGGCAAGTTCAATTTCTACTAAACTTCTTGGTCTTTAAAAAGCTTTATTTCAACCCCAGCCACAAGTGCATAAATATATGGTTTTAAATGCTTGAATTTTATATCTATGTACTCTTCAGTACCTGCTATTTCATTTGACTCAAACAAATAAATATTTCTATTATTTACCTTTGAGTAAAAGACAATACTTTCATGAAAAGAATTTTGTCCCTGTGGATACTTCTCCAATTTTGTCCCACAATTCCAGCAATAATTAGCAGATGGTTTGTGAAAATTATTGCCACATCTTTTGCACTTCGTTTTTGAAATCTCCATGGTTTCAGTTCGAAGTGTTTTATTTTTCCCTTCGTTCATGTTGTTCGCCTCCTTTCGTATTACATTGAGTAATATCCATACAAACCGTATTACTATAGATTCATAACGCAATACGCGTATTGACTATTTAAAAAAAATAGTCCACTTAATGTCTAACTTTTCGGCTAATGCTTTTGCAGTTTTCACACTTGGTCTCCGGTATCCTTGTTCATAAGAACTATATGTAGTTTTAGCGATACCAATAGCTTTTGCTAAAGATTCTTGTGTATAACCTTTTTCTTTTCTAATTTTTTTTAGCCAATCCATTAAATCACCTCCTACTCGTATTGCGTACTTTTATAATAACACGTTTTGCGTACTTGTCAACATTTATTTACTCTTTTCGCGTATTTTTATTATTGTTGGTATCATGTACGCATTTTGTGTGCTATTTTATAATCAGATTGGAGGGAATCTATGTTCGGTGATAACTTGAAAGTCCTTAGAAAAGCATCAAAACTAACTCAAGAACAGCTTGCTAATAAAATTGGTGTTGCAAAAACAACTATAGCTTCATATGAACAAAATGCTAGAACTCCAGACCCAACCATACAATCTAAACTCGCTGATTACTTTGGCGTTTCCTTAGATTATTTACATGGAAGAGAAGTTCCCTCTTGGGCGACTGATCAAGATGTTTTAGATATAGAAAAAGCAATTAAGGATAACGTACCAATGAATTATGATGGCATCGAATTGGATGAAGAGGATCGTGCTCAGATAGATCGTGTTATTCGTGCAGTTATGTGGGAAAAACTGGAGGCAAGAAAGAAAGAAAAGAATGACGAGCAAAAATAATGCTCAATGCTTAATTACTAGGTATAAGACAGCTAATCCCTTCACTATAGCCTCCAAAGAAGGAATAGATGTCCGCTTAGTAGATCTTGGTAAATCATTACCAGGAACGACAGTTTCATTTGATGGTAGTCCGACTATCTTACTAAACAAGAATTTACTAGATAATAAGACGAGCTATACTGTGATGGCACATGAACTATGTCATGCCCTTTACCATTCTGATTTACCTGGTTTCTATGCTAATTTCTATAATGGCCGTGGTAAATTCGAGCGCGAAGCTGATCTGTTTGCAACAGAATTGATGTTGTCTTGTTACGTGGAAGAAACAGGCTCAATGCCTGAAAGATATGAGGAGTTGGTTAACTCATATGGTGTAAAAGAAGAACTTGCGGAGTATTTTTGTGAATAAAGAGATTTTAAAAACATTTTATTAGGAGTGAAAAAATTGAAAAAATCTTTACTATTAATTGCAACCGCTTTATTATTAGCTGCTTGTGGGTCGTCAAACGACAATTCAAATAAAGATACTAGTGACAAAGAAACTACTACAGAAGAAGCATCCGAAAATACATCTACTGAAGAGGTAAGTGCAGATGATCAATATCAATCTATTTTGGACGAGTATTCTAATAAAATTCAAAATGCAACGCCGGGCTTAATTGATGAATTTAATTCTGAGGCTGATCAAAACCAAGATGGACTTGAGGGACTTGCGACAATATCTACTGCAAAAGTAACAAAGCTGGCTGAGATTACCACTGAAGGCACTGAAAAAATGGCAGAAGTTCATTTGGAAAATGGTTCTGGCAAAACTGATGATTATGAAGAATGGGCCAAAAAGTTACAAGATGTTTATTCTTCAGAAGCCGCTAAGATTCAAAAAGCCTATACAGATTATGCAGCACAGTAGGTGATCTAATGGGACTGTTTAGCAAAAAGCCTAAATTTGATGCAACTAGTACTTACGGTCTTTTAAAAGTAAATGACGATACAAAGCAATGTAAAATTCAAGGTATGGTCTTTAACTATGCTGATCTGGTATCTTTTGAGTTAGTTGAAGATGGGACTACCGTAACACAAGGTGGCGTAGGAATCGGGAACGCTGCTATCGGAGGTGCTTTGTTTGGCACTGAAGGTGCAGCAATTGGAGCTCTGTCTAAAATCAAAAAAGAGGATAAGCATTATTGCACGAACATGCAAATTTTACTTACCCTCAAAAATACAAAACAAGGATCATTGTTAGTTCCTTTGATTACGTTTAAGACAGACAAATCTAAAACGATATACAAGTTGGCACAAGCGAATGCCAAAGCTACCCTTTCAGGTTTAAATTACATCATTAGCAATAGGTCTGTAGACGATCCTAAAGATTCTGCTTTCTCAGATTTGACAAAATTGAAAGAGTTATTAGATAACGGAATCATTACTGAAGATGAATTTGATGATAAGAAGAAAGAGATGCTTAAACGGATTTAGGATGACAATGGCAGTAAGTTTTGTTTCGTGATTATTGAAGATTTCAGGAAGGGGAGTAATTGATAATTGAAAACTGGTTTTCCCTTTCTTAGTAAAACCAGCTGAATTTTGATGTGGTGAATGAAAAATTGATGATTGGAGGATAAAATGACATACAAATTTAAAGAGGCTTATATTGAAAAATTTAGAAAATTGAATCAACTAAATACTTTGTACTTTGGAAGTAATATTACAATGTTATCAGGGCATAATGGTGTTGGTAAATCTAGCTTACTTTCTCTTTTTGCTTCACTCAGTGGTACTAGTGATAAACGAATTGACAACCAATCATTTCAACCTGAGTTTACTGATTATTTCTTAATAAATCCCGAAGAAAAGTTTTCGGAATATAGTGTTGTAACTAAATTTTTTAATGAGGAGAAGGATTTTGATTTCTATAAAAGAGTTAGTTTTAATGATTATAGAGACTCGAATCGTGGCATTCGACCGATTCCTAGAATTACTAAAAGTCCTAATTCCAATGAACTAATCAAAACAGCCAGATTGAAAGTCAAAGAGAATCTTGGTCTCACTGATTCCTCAAGGATTCCTATCCCTTCTATATATGTAAGTTTAGCTAGATTATTACCTCCTGGAGAATCAGACATCAAGACAGAACAACTTAGTAAGAATACCAATGTATATCAAAATAAATATTTTAATAAATATAAAGAGTGGTACAACGTTGTAATACCAGGATCAATAGATACAAAATCTGACGACATCGAAACTCTAACCAAAAATGTCACTAAATCTTCAAAGTTATATATGCCTTTAGTGGATAGTTTTGCAAATACTCAATCAGTTGGACAAGACAATTTAGGTAGTATTATATCTTCGCTTATAGATTTTTATAGCTTATCCTTAAAAAAAGGATATAATGGTGGCTGTTTATTTATTGATGAAATAGAAGCTGCTCTCCATCCTAGCGCAGCAATTAAACTGTTAGATTTATTAATAGTTTTGTCGGGAGAATTAAACCTTCAAATATTTTTTACATCTCATTCACTCATATTATTAAAGCAAATGATTGATTTACAAAATAATGAACCTAAAAAATACAGATTAAATTATTTAAAGGGAATAAGGGATCCTTATTTGACTTCTTATCACAATTACAATAGTTTGAAGTCCGACCTATTTGATGATATTTCTAGCATAGCTCCAAAAGTAAAAGTATATTGTGAAGACGAGCAGACTGTTTGGTTATTTAATTACATTATTAACTTATCTGCACACGATAAATTAAAAATAAGTACTTTGTCTCTTAACATCATGCCTATTTTTCTAGGATGTGATCAACTACAAAAGCTACCCAATTGCGACACTCATTTTAAAAAAGTTTTGATTATTCTTGATGGCGATGCCAAATCCAAGGAAAAAATTACTATAGAAGACTGGATTAAAAACAAAGAGTTTGATAAAGGAAAAACACCAAAAAATTTCAAAAAAAACATTGTGGCGCTTCCTAGTTATTTACCGCCAGAAGGATTTTTATATACCGTAATCTATGATTATTGCAAAAACTACTTAGAGCATAGAGATTTTTGGCGAAGCCTTGATAGAAATCCCGATACTTCAACTTATACTAGCGAACGTGTAGAATCAAAATTCCTTGTAGATAATGAAAATTTAAAACTTGACTATTTAAAATCTATTTGGAAAGATATGATTTTATTCGCTGAAAAAACACAAATTTTGAAAGATTATTTTAATAAGAACACTGTCCAATTAGAATCGTTCATTAAGCAATTAAATGAAGCCCTTAATCATATAGAAGTGAAAAACAAAGCTACGCAATTTTAATGTTGTCCATAATCTTATTTTTTTGTTATCATGAACAAAAAAGGATGTGTATAAAATGCCAGTTACGCACTCTCCGCTAAGATATCCCGGTGGTAAAACACAGCTGTGTAATTTTGTAAAAGATACTATCGAACTCAACAATATCACTGATACCGTTTATTGCGAGCCTTATGCCGGTGGATGTGGAGTTGGTCTAAAACTACTTTTAACCGGCTCAGTTAATGAAATCGTTATTAATGATTATGATCCCGCAATCTTTAATTTTTGGAGAGCCATACTTGAGGATACTGATGAATTTATCGACTTAATAAATCAAACTGATATCACAATAAAGGATTGGCATCGACAAAAAGAAATATACGAACTACACGGGAAAACTATTGGATCACTCGAAGGTGCATTTGCTACTTTCTTTCTAAACCGGACTAATGTTAGTGGGATTATCTCTGGTGGCCCGATTGGTGGCAAATCTCAACAAGGCAAGTATAAATTGGATTGTCGATTTAATAAGAAAACCTCAATAAATAAGATAAAGGAAATTTCTCATTATCGAGATCAAATTACTTTATTTAATGTCGACGCCTGCGAATTAGTAGATATTTTAAAAAGTAATTATGATCAAAACAACTTATTCATCTTCTTCGACCCACCTTATTATGAACAAGGAAAATCTTTATACCTTTCGTTTTACAACCACAAACAACATATAGAAGTCAGAGATAAGATTTTATCATTAGAAGACTGGTACTGGATTCTTACTTACGATAAAACTGCTCAAATATCGGACTTGTATAGTGGAGCGGACCAAGCTTACGAATATAACCTTACCTACTCCGCAAATAAAAAAAGAGTTGCTCAAGAGTATATTTTTGCAAGTCCAATTCTTAATCTTCAATCATCGGACAAAGTAGAGCTTACAAAAGTATAATTCCAAAGATTAGCCTTAGGGCTTTTCTTTTTACCCTCTAAAAGAACATATGTTCGTATTTATTAACTAAAAATACGTCAATTAGTCTAAAAATCAGCATGTCAATGTATCTATGTAGTGGCCTTAGTACATTTTTCCAACAAGTACAAATGCAGAAAGGAGTTAACTATGTCAGTTAAACAAAATAAGAAAACTAAGAAATGGTATTGTCGTGTTTCCTACAAGGATGATGATGGGAAATACAAACAGATCACTCGTAAAAACTTTGCTACTAAAACTGAAGCAAGATTAAAAGAAGCTGAAATAAAGAAAAAAGTAGAGGATGGATCATTCTTTACTGGCGGAGACATTCCATTTGCGGATTACTTTAAAAAATGGGTAGCTCGTTACGTTTCAGATGATTTATCAATTGGCACTCAAAAGAAATATAAACGTGACATTATTTTGGTTGAAAAACACTTCAAGAAAACTCCAATTTCTAAAGTAACTAGGTCCATGTACCAGGATTTCATAACGAGTCGTGGTAAAGGAAGATCCATGGATACAGTTGTTAAAACACATAGTCACGTCAAGAAGTGTATTAAGGATGCTATTTACGATGGATTGATTTCTAAAGATCCTACATACCAAATTACTTTATCAGCAGATGTTAAGCCAAAAGATGAAAGTAAAAAGTACCTTTCTGAGAAAGACGCTAACAAACTTTTAAACTATGTTAAGAACAACTTCGACAAAAAGCCAGATATGTTCTTAATGATTATTCTTGGCCTAACCACTGGCATGCGTTATGGCGAGATTCTAGCTTTGTCTTGGAAAGATATCGATTTTGGGTCTAAGACCATTAGAATCAACAAAAGTTTCGATGCGGTCTTCTCTCACAACTTTACTAGTGGTAAGACTGTATCAAGCCACAGAACTATCACTATTGATGATGATACTATTCTTTATTTGAAGAAGTTCAAATTGATGCATACCTACCAGTACCTTTATATAGATAATTTTAGGGAACCTGCCTTCTCTCACAATGGAGTCTCGAAAAGACTTAAGGGTCTTTGCAAACAATTAGGGATAAAAGAGATCACTTTTCATTCACTTAGGCATACACATGCTAGCCTTCTGATATTCAAAGGAATCAACATCAATTATGTTAGCAAACGACTTGGACATAAAAAAATAGACACAACTATAGGAACCTACAGTCATGTCATAGATGAGATGGAACAACTTGAAAATAAGAAGGTCAGTCACATTTTTCAGAGCAAAAATGAACAGATTTTGCGCTAA